CTCCGCAAACATTACCCTCCAAAGGTGTTAAGAAATGGCCGCACCATTTCAGAACTATTCCGGCGGTGTCCTCCTGGCGGACATCGTCAAGCGCAATAACCTCAGCACCTATGTGTCTGAGGCAATCAAGGACCGCAGCCTTTTCCTGAAGAGCGGCGCCGTTGTTCGCAACAGCGTGCTCGACTCCCGTGAAGGCGGCACCCGCATCCAGGTTCCCGAGTTCAACCCCGTGACTCCCACCGAGGAGATCATGAACGGGACCGCGACCTGGGGCACCAGCAACAACGGCTACCTGACCCCTCAAAAGGTTGGTACCGACACCCAGATCGCTACTATCTGCCATCGCGGTTTTGCATATGCGGTGGACGACATCGCGATGCTCGCGGCTGGTGAAGACCCCATGCTTCACATCCGCAACCAGCTTGCTGATGCGATCAACAAACTGAACAGCGCCCGCCTGTTCAGCCAGCTGGCCGGTCTGTTTGGCACTGCACTGTCTGCCAACAGCCTGGATCTTGGTGTTGCCGCCGCTTCTGGCGCTGGCGAAGCCAACTTCCTTACTGGCGCCGCTGTGGCCCGTGCACGCGCCCTTCTGGGTGAGCGCGGCGACGAACTGGACATCCTGGTGGTCCACCCCTCTGTGGGCTTCTACCTGTACCAGATCGGCCTTCTGACCTTCTCCACCTCGGCCCTTGCCGCTTCCGGCAGTGTCGTTTGGGGTGGTGGTGGCGTCGGCATCGGTGCCCGTGCCATCGGCGAATTCGCCGGCTGCCGCGTGATCATGGATCCCCTGGTCAACACCGTTGCCCCTGGCACTGCTGGCCACCAGCGTGAGTTCTACTGCTATCTGACCCGCAGTGGAACGATCATGGAAGGCGTCCAGCAGGACCTGCGGATCGAAGCCGACCGCAACATCCTGTCCAAGCAGGACGTGCTCTCGGTCGACTACCACTCTGCTTATCACGTGATGGGCACCAAGTGGGTGGACGCCGGCGACAACCCCACCAACACGAACCTGGCCACCGCCAACAAGTGGGGCGCCACCTACGACATCGACCTGATCCCCCTGGTTCAGCTCACCGTCAACAGCCCCCTCGACACCAGCACCATCTGATAATCAGATTGCGTGTACACCAGGCCCCACTTCGGTGGGGCTTTTTTCTTGGCGCTACACTGAAACAAAGGTTATGTAAGTAGCTGTGCCAGCGACGATCAACGCTACTTTGATCAGTGCGTCGGCCAACAGCTACGTAACGCTGGCTGAGGCCAACTCCTATTTTGAAACAGTCCCCGATAGCAGCACCTGGGACAACAAAACCGACGATCAAAAGAACCGTTCTCTAATTACCGCAACCCGCTGGATCGACAGCCTGAATTTCTACGGCGACCGCTGCGACGAGGACCAGGCACTTAAATGGCCACGCAATAACTACGACTACGACCAGGTCGAGCTGGAGTGCTCACTAATTCCCAGCGAGATCAAATACGCCACTTTTGAGCTGGCACGTGCCCTGGCAAACGATACTGACGCAATCACCGGCAATAACGCAACCACCGGCCTATACGAAGAAGTGGAACTCGGCGATTTGCGGGTGAGATACAACACTCGCAGCCAATCCACCGGCTCAGTCAACAATATCTTCGACGTTTACCCCTGGCTCCAGTCCTACCTAGGCGGCTACACATTGGGCGGCACTGGCAGCTACCAGCTCCGCATCTTCCGAGGCTGATATGTCTTTAATCGACTCCACATTTTCAGCAATCCCCGGCCCACTACTCCAGCAGTGGGGTGAAACCGTCACGTACATCAAAACCACTACACCCCGCACTTACAACCCAACGACTGGTGCAGTCACTGGAGCGGACACAAATGTGACGCTAAAAGCCATCGTTTCACCCGTAAACGTGCGTGAGTCGGAAGGTTTATACCAAGCAACTGACGTGCAATTCCTGATCGGCACCGACGAGCTTGGAACTTATTACCCAACTGAAGCAGATCGCATCCAGTACACGCAAGCAGGCGTAACTCGCGAGGCAAAAATTATTAATGTTCGAACTTATCGCGGCGAACGCCCCGTAATCCACACTGTCATCGCGAGGCCCCAGTAATGGCACGCAATGAACTCCAACGCTTAGCAGAAAGCCTGGATCGTTTTGCAACTGCGGCTTTCAGCCGTGCTCCAGCCAAAGCCGCCGAACAGGTTGTAGCTGATTTACAGAAAAACGGACCTATCTGGAGCGGCGAATTTGCCAATTCATGGGCAATCGCTACCGGCTCCCGCCAAACCCAAGGCACCGGAGCACCCGGCCAACCTCGACGCCTATCTGCGCCGTTACTTACGGGCCGCGAACTACTTTTCAAGCCAGAAATTAAGTACACAATATTTAATACCGCTGAATACGCTGCAATTGCGCAAGATTTAGAGCCGGGAGTATTCAAAAAGATTGGGCGTCCCCTAAAAGCACCTGTTGCTTCTGGCACACGTTCCGGAAGTATTCGAGGCAATGTTGGATCCGGTCCAGGCAATGCTGAATCCACCGCAGCACTCGACTGGTTCACAACTTACATAAATGGAGGCAATCTAGATAAAACAGTTGAAGTAGCGTTCAATGCAACACTACCCAAAAGACTATGAACTACCAGGCAATTAGAGCAGCCGTCGAGAATCCGCTCCTCAATGCATTTGGAGCCTTAAATCCTCCTGTCCCTGTGTATTTCGACAACATCACAGCTACGCCATCGAACACCACAACAGAACACGTAAAAGTAAACGTTACTTTCGGTATCACAAATGAGCCGAGCTTAACCACAAGTTTTGACTACGCACGCGGCGCGGTAGTTATTCGCGTCTTTACAGAAAAAGGCCGTGGTCCAGCCCGTAACCAGACCCTTATCACAACAGCAGTAAACGTACTAGAGACATTAAATAACAGCACAAAAAACAACACTGGCGTATTTTTCCGTTTGGGCGAAATTACCGGGCCAACTTTTTCAGCCGTCGAAGACTCACCACTATTTGTGGGCAGAATCGAAGCGCCTTACAGGGCAACAGTTATCAGTTAGAAGTTCTGCAGATAAAACGCTAACCTGTATTAAGCCGGGCAGTGCCCGCCCCACAAAATACCTTTGGTACGCCCTATGGCCACCACTGTTCTGTCCGGCACGTCCGGCGCCCTCTACTACAAACCCGCCGGAACCATCGGAACTTTCGGTGAAGCCGGCGTCAATACCGGAACCGACACGATCACTGTCGATCCTTACTTGAACTTCAAGGTGAGCGATCCTGTGAAGTTCCGCGTGGTGAACTCCAAGACCGGAGGCACCGGCACTGGAACTTTGCCTGCTGGCCTGGCCGCTGGCACCACTTACTACGTGATCAGCTACACCGCCGCCACCGGTGCGCTGCAAGTTTCGGCAACTGCTGGCGGTGCAGCAGTGGACATCACTGACGACGGCACCGCCGTCACACCCAACGAGTTCGAGGTTTACTACGCCGACTACGAAGTCGTAGGCCAAGTTCGCGACTGGAGCTTCGAAGTAACCCGTTCGGAAATCGACGTTACGACCATCGGCCAAACCCCTGGTCAGTACGTGCCCTTCCGTAACTACATCAGCGGTTTCGGCGACGGCACCGGCACTGCGACGGTATACATGACAAACGAGGCTGCCTCGTTCTCCAACCGCCTGGTGGAAGACGTGCTTCAGCGCCAGCAAGTCGGCGCTGCCTTCAAGCTGTACACCGACCGCGTGTTCACCGGCGGCACCCTGAGCGAAACTCTGAGCCGTTCGATCTCGTTCGATGCCGTGATCACCTCGGCCAGCATGAACGTGAACCCCGACGACGCCCAGTCCGTCTCGATCAACTTCCGTCCTTCCGGCGCCCCTACCTTCGACTTCAGCACTTCCGCCTGATAGTCTGCTGGTGCAGTTGGATTCAGCACCCCGGCCTAACCGCCGGGGTTTTTTATTTCTATTTTGCTACACTAATCCCATACCCAAGTAACTGGTATGCCTGTTCCCGTCCGCGCCATTGACCGCCTGCGCAAGGCGGCCAACCTGGAACCCATCAAAAAAAGTGTGGAACTGTCTGACGGCAGCACATTTGAAATGTGGGTAACGCCGCTGACGATGGCCGAGCGTGAACGCGCCCAAAAGCAAGCCAAGTCAGACGACGCCAACGCTTTTGCTCTTCAACTACTGATCAGCAAAGCCCAAGACGAATCTGG